AATTGGACTAACGTACCCAGATTGATTAGTGCCCTCTGTGGAAGTAGGCAAGCCCCATCTACTAGTATCTGCTCTCACTACCAAAGGTTGTGTCGAGCTGTAGCCCCTGTTATGGCTTATCGTGGCAACTTTGAGGTGATTGAGCAGATGGACCCGGAAATTAAAGTCATGATGGCCGCCTATGATCTCACCGTAAACGCCCCCACAGAGAAAGGAACCATAGATTTACATCTCGCCAGCGATGATAAGTGGCGTGAATTTGTGACCGCATTGATCACGAAAACCACCATCTTGGCATCCGCAACCAAAAGGGTAGCCAGGGCTGGACTTCGCTCTGTTTACCCAGCGTCTCATCATCGTGACCTCGTCCTCAACATGTGGTCTTCCCAAGGATTACCAATTATCACTGCTTTTGATGAAGCACCAGACTTGTCAGAATATTCAGGCAAGAAACTTCGCAAGTATGAAAGTGCTTACGAAGATAAGTATCTGTTTGATGATGAAGCAGTGTACACTACCTTTATCAAAAGTGAAGCTCTTCCTGAGTCGAATGTTAGGAAGAAGGGAAACCGCGTTATCACTATGAACAAACCATCATTCAATAACAGGACCATGAATTGGATGAAAGAGTTTGAACATGCTGTACTTTCTATGAAAGATCCATACACTAAACATCGTCTTATAGCCAAAGGGCTCAACTGCGATCAACGTTTCGAAATCATAATTACACTGTGTCGTCTCTTCTCCAACGTTGCCTCGATTGATTTTAAGAATTGTGACGGTCATTTCACTGGTGCATCTTACCAAGGAATGATCGAAGCGTTCGTGAAACTCGGATTTGATCCTGAGGCCGCTGAATCTATCTTAAAAGCTAAGACCTATGGAGTCATAGAGTACCAGAACCCACAACAAAGTTCTGGTGACTTGTTCACAGGTTCTGGTAACTGTGCTCTTGTGTCCTCCATGCTCTATCCATTTATCTCAGAAGATTTCACTTTCTTCTGTGATGGAGACGATACTTTACTATTCTACAATAAACCCGAACTTCTTGGAGAGGTAAGTGATTCACTTATGAAACTCGGATTTGAAATTTCGATCGATAAGGAACAAGAAACTGATGTAACTCCAGGTTCAATGATGGTTGTACCTTTCTGCCAAACTTTCTACACTTCACATGGCTACTATGTCGACCTCAAACGTAGAATTAACAAGTTATGCAACATCGTTGCATCCAACTCACTCGTCGCTGCTAG